CTTAAAATAGCTGTACTTGCTCCTGCAGCAGGAAACTCAATTTTAAAAGTACCTCCTGATACAGAATAATCTGCCCCAAAGTTAATTACCATTACACATGAATTGCCATCATTTGAATTATAGATAAGACATCCACGTGTGGTAAATGTAGCTGAAGTCCATTCAGTGTCATTAAAATCTGTATACGCTGTTGTACTACTAGAAGTTGGATTTACATTTACTAATGTATTTCCACCTGAACTATATCCACCTGTTGCAGCTAACTCGTCTGAGTTACCTGTCATTACAGAATAGTTGGTAGTAGTAGCATCATACGTTCCTGTAATAGAAGCATTTGCTTTGAATAACGCACATTTAAATGCGTCTGCTCCATTATTGAAATCATGATCACCTTCAAGGAGTTCTACTTTAAAACTAGTTGCAATTGCTGATGTTACACCTGCCATATTATCCTCTCGTTCCTATTTCCCCTTTTACATTTTCGTCGCTTCTTACACGACCTTGTTCGAAAACTAAAAATGTCTGCAATGCTCTGTCATAAAGACCTTGATATCTGGTTAAGATATCGGGAGGTGACTTCATAAACTGTGCTGCTTCAATTAAAGCTCCGTATAAAATAACGTCAGGAGCATAGTCCCCAAGATATGAATTTGCATTTCCAGATCCTAGTCCTGTCGGCATTATAGTATACCCTATTTCTAGCGCCGTGTCAATGGTTGGTCTAGGGGAAAATATCCATTGCATACCTCTATCGGATGCTGAATATGTACCCTCACCGTAGGGCGCATAATAAAGAGGCCCACCACTTTCGGCTGTTGTAATAGTTTGTGTATACTCACGAACAAATGTATGATCTTTTTCCATCAAAAATTCGCCCGTTTTAATTTTAATATACCTAGTGACAAATAAGTCTTGAGGCATATCAAAAAATCCATTGTTAGCACTTAAGGTTATATCATATGTTTTTCTATAAGCTGTGATATCAGCTTCTCTTACTAACCTTTGTTCTGCTAATTGAATACATAAATCTACAGGAGCTATCCCAGATCCTGTTGCTGTAGTAAATTCTGTAGCATCATTTTCTGTCCAATCAAGAATTGCCTGTTTTAATTGTACGTATGTTAAACCCATATTACTGACCCCATGTATCGTGACCCCAAGTAAAGTTACCCCAACTTGGAGAAGTTACACCTATTGTACCACGTGTAGCAGTACTATACAAGCCTGATACTGAAACTGTAGTAACTTCTACTGCTGTAACAGTTCCCTGAGTAGCTGTCGCATACAATCCATCTGGAATTTCTATTCCACCTATTTGAACTGTTCCTTGTGTAGCTGTTACGTANATGCCATCTGGAACCTCAATGCCAGGAATTGTTACAGACCCTTGTGTAGCTGTAGCATACATTCCGTCAGGAACTTCTGTTAGATCAAGTACTACACTACCTTGTGATGAAGTTAATTCAAGTCCTTCTGAATCTTCAGTTGTTGAAATATTAATTGAGCCTTGAGTTGCTGTTGCAAATAATCCTGTTGGAATTTCAGTTGATAAAACTGTCACGTCTCCTAAAGTAGCAGTAGCAAATAAACCATCTGGTACTTCGTCTGCTGAAATTGTTACTGATCCTTGTGATGCAGTTGCTGGTATACCAGTAGGTACAAAAACAGATACAGGTTTAACAGTTCCTTGATCAGCTCTTAATTGGAAACCTTCTACATCTTCACTAACACCAACATTTATTCTACCTAAAGTAGCTGCTGCTTGGCCAGACCATTTACTATGTAAAGGACCTAAATGTGCAGTTGTAGGAACTGAATCTACATTAGGACGAGGATCGTATAAAACGTCACCTTGAGCTGATGCTCTTCTTAAATATTTTTGTGGATCAAGTTGTGGTTGTTTTTCTTCCCACTCTTGTTTAGAAACTCTTGCACCCGTCCATTCTGTACGAGCGTTTTTATATTTTATTTTCCAACCAGATCTATCGCTGATTAGAACTGCGTGTTTGCCTTTTGCATATTTTGGCATGCAATTTACCTAATATAGTTTACTTGTGGTTGTACTATAAAACTAACTCTTTCTCTATCTTCTTCTTTAGCTAATTGCCAATCTCTTTCATATAAAGGAATAAGAGCAGCTAATCTTTCAGGTGCTTGCTTTACTGCAAGTTCTACAGATAGACCGCTTACTAATGCTGGCAAATATCTTTTTGGTATTTCTGCATTTTGATCATACGATGCAGTTATATCTTGTGCATACATAATAGTCCAACCAACATATTGATAATATGTTTGATTTGGCACAGGCCATAAATACATTTTATGGTTACTTGTTCCTGATGAATCGTATTGTGTATTTCTTTCTAATGCAAATTGAACAGGTTTTCCTTTAGTCCATTTATTTGGAATAGACATATAGTCATCAAGACTAATACGTTCCATTGGAATGTCATTAGGCTCGCCTGCTGTTTGATTATTTCTTACTACACCATCTAAAACATCCGCATGTATAGATGAATTGAAAGTAATATAATCTTGATCTTTAGTCATGTTAGCTGTATGAAAGTTTAATTGAAATAAATGCACACCTTCATTAGCCCATTTAGTTAGTAATAAGTTTAAAGAACGTCTTGCTGTTTTTAAATCATAACCGCTTTCAGGACTTGCACCTATTCTCTCATAAGCTTCTTGTATAATCTCAGCAGTATCTAAACTCCAATTCCATGTCCCTGAAGTAGCCATAGTGCCCCCTTTACATTAATGCTCGGGTTAATACCCAAAGCAATTGTCCTAAAACCATAAAGCCAATTGTATACATTACTTTTGTAATGCCATTAATTTTTTCTTCTATATGCTTTAGATGATTATCTTTAATTGTAGAAACACGTTCACTTAAAAGTTTTATTTCACCTTTAAGTTCTTGTATCTCCAAATCGTATTTGGAAACTTCCGCCATGTATTAATCCCAGTAAACTGTTGCGCTTGCGCCTGAACCAGTTATATCTACAAAGATATTAGTTTCACAGACTTTTCCCATTGCTGGAACTGTAAAGCTTGTTGTACCCTTAGCTGCTACAGATAAACCTAAAATGGCTGTACCTGTTGCGCTCTGAGCATTATAAATATCTACTGTTGCATCAGCTGAAGCGCCTGCTTCTAATACTACAGCTAATAAACGCTGTCTATGTGCATTAGTTGTTTGACCATCAGTAGTTGCATCAGCAGTAAAATATGTTGACTTTGCGTCACCTTGAAATGTCATATTAACTCCTTTAAATGGGGAGTCCGAAAACTCCCCTAATTATATTAGCTTAAGTTATTATTTTGTATGTATAAAACAGTTGCTGTTGCAGCTCCAGTAGAGCCATCTTCAGTTCCTGCTACAAAATCTGCAAATACTTCCATATCAGTAGTTCCTACATCAGTTGCTTCAGTATCTAAAGTACCATGTGTAGTTCCTAATGCTTTAACGTTTTGTAAACTAATGAATGCATTGTCATCTGTGCTATCACCAATAGATACAGTTGCTGTTCCACTATCATTATTTACAGTTGTAACGTTTAAAATTACATCTATGATTTGTGAATTAGCTGGAACGATCGCAACACGTTGATTTAACGCGTCTGCTCCGATGATATCTAATACAACAGATTGTGCCATTACTACTGATCCAATGTTAGTTACATTAGTACCAATTGTAGTACCTGTTGTAGATGCTATATTACCCGCTTTAATCGGGCCTGAAAAAGTTGTTGTTCCCATAGTCTTACTCCTTATGTTGTTTCTGTCTGCTTACGCAGTCTATGAGTTGTTAAAGGGGGCACCTTTTACAGTACCCCCGAAGTCCTTAGACTTAGCTTGGATTTGATCCATATACCGCACGCCAATCAGACCAACCGAAAGCATATCTTTTCTCTTGATTTGTAACGAACGTTACCTGTTTACAAAATCGCCTTCCATTGCAGTTGATACTGGATTCTCATGAAGTGCTTCATACCGTTAGGTACGTCAGTTCTAAGAACCAATG